CGCCGAATAAACCAGCTCTGGTTGTTAGAGCATCTCTAATACCACTAAAACCGCCAGCCGTGCCTCCCGCTATAGAAGATATGCCGGGTATGCCTAATTTAGCTATTCCGCCAGCAACAGTGCTGCCTATTGATCCTAAAGCTCCACCGATGCCAGGTATTTTTGTGGCCAAGCCACCAATGCCGCCTAAAACACCGCCCAATGCTGTGCCAACACCAGGGATGAAAGCAGCTATTGGCGCGACTTTCTTAACGACTTTTTTGATGCCTTTGAATATCTTTTTGAAGAAACCAAACTGTTCTAAGCCTGTTTGTGGGTTTAGACTTGCAATCCCCATGCCGACTACGGCCTCTTCTGGGTTGATATTAAACTCTCTGAATTTTCTTTCTAATGCGCCTTCAAACTGTTCGTCTTCCATGAACTCGGGCGGTATTACTATCTCGCCAGGTCGTAAATGCGCCAATGCTGTGTCTTCTCCGGTTCCAGCTGCTTTGAGCTGTTGTGCCAATGGTGCCATTGGTGCCATTTGTTGAGCTGCGGCTTTGCCAAGCAATTCGTCCAACCTTTGCTTGGTTTCCTCATCCATCTCATCCATGGGATCTTTGTCGCTCGGTAACTTTCCAAAAGGTGTAATCTCTGGAGTGCTGTTAGGATCAAGCGGCAAATTTTCCATGGGTGGTCGGTTTTCCATCATTTCTCTAGTGAGAAGAAAATTATCGACTCTATTATCTGGCATGACGCTCATTCTTCTGGTGCTCTCAGTTGTCATGCTCGGCGCAGACGGAACGGCGCCGCTTGTCATTCTGCTAATTCTTGCTTGTAATTGTTCACTAATTGCCATACTAACTCGTCGTTACTGTGACACTACCTAAACTCATTGTAGCAGATAATCCAGTCAAGTATGTTTGATGTTCATACAGATTTCTAAACTCTGTTCCATCAAAGGCTTGGTGTACCTCTACTGTAGAATTAAATATAATCGCTCCAGTAGCAAATTGCAATTCACTAATTTCTGTTGAATTGTAAGTTTTTATTCTGTCTGGATCGACTGAACCTAAATTAATTTCTAAAATTCTTATTAAACGATTAAAGGTATCGGCCGTTACATTAGCCCCATCTGCAATGGGCAGCCTAGTTGGCAGTAATTTGCTCACCTACCTTCTCCCCGACGGCTGTATGTCTACTCGCGTATTACCCAATCTCCATTTGTAATTTTTTCTATCTGTCTCATCGTTGTCGTCGTCTGATTCAAACCGAAACACAAATTGTCGGCCTCTGGACCTTAAAGATCCGTAAGTGCTGCTCGAAGTAATTTTCGTGGTCGAATTTGTGACAAGTGTTTGATTACTAAAATCTCTTTGTTTTACGACAATATTTATAGCCGGATCTTGACTGGTACCAACATCATTCACAAAAAGAATGTCTGGCAAAACACGTTTTAAAAATGCAAATCTGTCTCCATCCGATATATCAATGTCCGCAGACTCAACGAAAACACCATCCATTGAGCTGGTATCATTGTTGTAGCCTTTTTCATGTTCATAAATGTACTTGGTTGAAGACGCCTCCCCAGCCGACAATGGTTTATTTAATACACCAGCAGCCAGCCAAGCGTATCTTTCCAAAGATCCAATGCTCCAGGAATTTTCTTCGTAGTTGTATATAACGTATCTTGATATTTCGGTTTCATTATCCGTTAAGGACTGATAGAAAAACCAAGCCTCGGAAAATTCTTCGTTGAGGCCAGCAAAACATTTGTAGGCCTGTCCTTCATCTAAATCACTAAAAACATAATCTTGAACAGAGCAAGGTAATTTCTGCACAGAGCCGTTATAAAAGTAAAAACCTTTCTTAGACATGTAAAACACACCTTTTGGTGAATTGACACAGGCTTTTGGACCAATCAATCCAGCGCCTTCATTGATTAAATTCATCGCAAAAGTTAATGGTGGGCCAATAAAGTTCATTGAATATAACGATGTATCGGTCCAAATCAATACCTCTTGTCTTGCTTTTAGACCGCCAACTATTGATGATCCAGAAGATAATCGAAGAGATCCAGCCGTATTTGTAGTCAATGGCTCAAAATCCAATTCGTTTTCTTGGTCACTAAATGCCACCAACATTGGATCAATGGTTCCAGTTCTGGAGCTCCCACTAATTGGATCAGCGCCCAATACTATCAAATGCCTGTCGGTTTCTGAGGTAATCACTTGCAAACCTTGTGTGGGCACCAAGTTTGCACCAGAAACAGAAGACAATTTCACTGCTCTAGTGCCCAATCCGTCATTCTCAACCCAACGATAAATGTCTCCACCACGGGGATTAATAATTAAATTTTCACCAAAATTATCGTGAGTCCACAACCTTAATTGGCTCGTATCAGATATACTTGAAGATGAGCCAAAACCGCCAGCTCCCCAAGTGCCAACACCCCAGCCCGTCGACTCAACATAAACATCTAGGCCAGAATTTACTTGATAAGCTGCATCTGTAGCAGATCCGCCGTTGCCAGAATCACTTGCATTGGCGGTTACTGTATCGCCAGAGGTATCTTTTGCAGTAATTTCATAAGTGTTTGTTCCAGTTACCAAAGTGATTTGGTATTCTTGGTTTAAAACCGCAGCCGTAACAAGACCACCTAATGAAACTGCACTACTAAAGGTTACAAAATCACCATTAACAGCACCATGACTGGCATCGGTAACTGTCAAGGTTGAAGATCCATTGGTTGCAGCGAATGTAGCTGCATTGGTGGTATTTTTGCGAATTGGTGTTACATCGTTATAGGTTCCGCCTTCTTCGATGTAATATTTATTGGTTGTGCCAATGCCTAGATATTTGTTTCCACTAAGAGATATCCATGAGTGCAAAGCTCTAGGAGAGCCAATTATTGTGCCGGATGAGTATTTTTCCCAACCGCCTATCTTCTCGACATTGCCTTTGCGAAAACGAATTTTGTCGCCGTCAACCCAACCGCCTTCGTTTGAGTAATCGGTTTCTTCTTTGTTTATTCCTGGCTTAAAGTTTAATTTGGTCAGAGGCATCGTTAGATTCTAACATATCCTTGTTGACCTTATGCTAAACGAATAATCGCGTTTGAAGCATCTGCGGTTGGAAAGACAACTGTAAAGTCACCAGCTGTCGATGTTTTATCTCCGCCGAAATCAATCGCACAAACTGCTTTGTCTGATTGTGTATCGTTGTAGATTAAACAACCTCTGGCTGTAACTGTTGCATTGCTAAACGTCAAATCTGCAAAATCACAAAAAGCCGTTGTGCTAGATGTGGTTGGCGTGACATTCGTTAAAGCGGATCCGCCAGCTGTATAGTTGGTACCAGTCGCTTGCCCTGTGGTGACATATGCTGTGGTCCCAGCTCCCAAAGTAGCCGAGCTTGTATATAAAGCCAATTTAAAACTGTTTCCACTCGAATTGGTAAAATTGTGTGTTCCAACCAACAATTCTTGTTTGAAACTTGTTGCTATTGCCGATGTAATTGCCATTTAAAGATCCCTCAATATTTTAGCCATGTCTTCATGGCCCTGTTCTTTTAATAAATTCGCATAAGTTGTATTCTGCGACTTAATCGCGTTCTTTATTGTATATAAGATTACAGTATAAACTTGGTTTTGAAAAGCACGAGCTTGTTGTTTTATATGATCGGGTGCACTATCTGATATATCACATATTTTTTTTGTGGCCTGTGTAGCCCAAAATTCTGGATCGTGTCCCTTATATTCTGTGGTTGAAACAGAGACATTCCCTAAAACAAAATCACCTTCTACGCTCATATTTATCCTTTGTATGGCTCTGGCGGAACCACGTCTTCATTAATTTTCAAACCAAACTCTTCGAGTTTGTCATTGATTTCGTCAAATGGACCAATAATAAATTTGCCTTCATGTGGCACAGCAACCAAAGGTTTATCAAGCCTATGAAAACCATAAAGTTTTTCTGTGGCTGGAACATTTGAGTCTAAAACTGTAGATCTACCGCTGATTCCTACTAAAATATCAGCGCTCATACACTTGCTGATCCAAAACTCTACACAAGCCCTTCCCGCTTCTGCAAAGTGCATATTCTCTTTGTATGAAAAATCAATGCCATAAAGATCAATTCTGCTAACCTTGTTCCATAAAGCAAATGCGATTGTATAAGCCACAGTCGTATTCAAGTATGCACATTTTGTGTCATTGCATACTTCTTCTACCGGGTATAAGACTGGATTCTTTATTCTGGGATCAAGCTCGCATGTGTAAACTGGCTTTTCAGTTTCATCAAGTAAACGACACATAACCGAAGTTTGTTTCCCGGCATCGTCCGAATCATAAAATCTGCTTGCTGGATCCAGCATAAAAATTCTATCGCATGGGTATGTGGCCGCAGCTGAGTTGATGCACCAAATTTCATCCCATTCTCTTCCGTTTTGCAATCCAATAGCAAAATCAACCTGGGAAATTCCCAAACCGATTATTGCTACTCTTTTGCCTTCTAGTGACTCTATGCGATCCATTAGCTCACATTAGAGCGGACTGAATCGTATCGATACTCGTCGCGTGTGCCACGACCTTCTGAGGTATTTTTCATTCTACCTACCGCCTCCTTAAATCTGCCTTCAAGTTGGGCAACGACATCGGCGGGTTCTTTTAAAAAGATTGCACCTTCCACTAAAGAGCCATACAACAAAGCATCCGGATAATCCGTGGATAAAAATGTTGTACCGCTGTCACTACCATCTGTGAGGGAATTTGGTTTGTTTAAATAATGCAGCTCAACAGTATAATCCGCATCCGGTAGCGGAGACACCTCAAAAGCTGCTTCGTCAAATAAAGAGTAATACTTAGGCGTCGCACGAGTCGTGCCCGAAGAATATTCTTTAATAAATGACGGGTGTTTAAAATCTAAGTAATCGTATGTGCTTGAGCTGATAATTGCCAAACTCATCGGCGCATAAAAATCAGTTGGTGTTGCTAAAAAACGATTTCCTGTTGTCAATGTGCCCTGGACATTCTTTCTTTGCTCTGGGAGCTGCACAAAAGAGAATATACGATCCTCAGACTCTTTAATAAAAGTCGGTAATTGTGTCGTAAAAGTGGACTCAGAAACCTCAAGATAATCTTGAATTGCTGTTTTTAATGTTGCATAGGTGAAACTCATGTCGTTACTGTAACCTCACCGACGCTTGTTGTCACAGAAAATGTGTCCAAGACAGCGCCTAACTTGCCGTCGCCCACATTTGTATAAACCAAAAATTTTGTGTTGTCTTCATCGACGTCCGGTCGTGCATTTCTAATAGCCTGTGGATCATTTGGTGCATTTTTTGGCAT